ACCAGTACCCGCAGGGCCAAGTACAAGTACCTGACTGCTGCTGCGCATGGCGTCCCACAGAGCTTTCTGATTGTCTGTGCGGGGCGTGAACCCCGACACTTTTTTTGTTGCTGCATTCTTGTAATTTGTCTTACGTCGAGTGCGTGTTTGCTTTTTAGGGAAGTCTGCTATGTTATCAGTTGTCATAGTGTTTTCTCAGATACATTAATGCTGTTTCTAAACTTTCTACTGTATCCCCTAGTATTCCTATGCCAGAGTTGCATGTATTGCACAACCACCCTCTAAATACTTTTGTGTCATGGCAATGATCTAAATAAAAGTTTTCATACTTCATTTCCTTACCACAGCAATCACATTTATCAGGTCTAGGCGGTGCGTTACGCCGTATGTCTTCTTTAATCTTTGTTTCTTTAGCTGTACATTTTAAGCAGTCTTTGGCTCTGTAATTAGACCTATCTGACCTGACTTGATATGATGTAACGGGTAGTAATTCCTTACATGTACGGCATTCATGTAAATCTTCTGTGTTATCTTTGTATGACTTTTGTAGTTCAAACAAGTTTAGCTGCATTACACGCCTTTCGGTATTTCAGTACAGTACGCTATTACGTACGCTTTGTCGTCAGGTTTGGTAGCCATAAGTTTGTTATATGTGTTTTGCGCATCAATCCAACAATCATCTTGCCAGTTATAAGGCTTATTCTCTGCGTATGAATATGCGCTACTACCACTAAACAGTACGACTACCAGAACCCACATTAGTCTAGCTTCTCTTGTACGTACTCGTACCCTGCTTTACTTTGGTCAATGACGTAGTTTGCTGTAGGCTCTACTACTTCCGTGAAGATGCCCAATGCTAGACCGCCTACTACGACTGCTGTTGCGAAAAATTCGATCATGACAGATACTCCTTTAGTTCTGTATAGCCACCTACATGAGTTCCTTTATCGTTAAACACCTGTGGCACGGTTGTTATACTGGAACGTTTCAATAAAGACAACAACCATTTACTGCTGTCCGACTGAATATTATATTCTACGTATTGAATGCCTTTACCCTTCATAAGAGCTTTGGCATCATCACAGAAATTACACTGATCACGTGTGATTATCACGTACATCTTTTCTCCATTTCAAATCTGCTAAGAGTTTCCTCTGTTCGTAATCAGACATTACTACCCAATCACGTATCTCGTCAACTGTTCTTTTGCACCCCACGCACTCACCGTTTTCTATGCGGCATACAAGTACGCAGGGTGACTGTTGGCTACCTACACTAGGTCTACGATTTCGCATGAGTCACCAGAGCAAGCCATAGTCTGCATAGACACAGTGTTGTCCTCTTGCTCATACTCTGAAAGCTTTGTCCAGTCAATAGACTTTGGCATAAGTTTAAGTAGACGCTGATACTCACCTTTTTCACAGTCCTGATAGGGTGCTTGCTGATACGTGTGATCAGAGTGTGGCAAGAATGATACACCTGACATTTCATCGAAGTGTTTGAACACAAATGCACCCACGTCTAGCCATTCACTGTCACGGACTGAGATAGTCACCGATGGTTTATGCTCACACCAGTGTCTCTGATATGTTAGCCACATCTCTAGCTGTTCGATAGCTGTCATATCATTACGTGTTACCGCATTGTCTGGTGACTTCTGTGGGAAGCTAAACACTGTAGTAGTGTCACCTTTAAACACGCAAGGCTCATTAGGAATACCCTGATCAATCATGAACTGTGTTAATGGGTCTTTGTTGTCACCTCGTACCGTGCGGATATAGTAAGGGCTATGACGTGCGTGAATCCCAGAAGCAGAAGAAACCAACTGTGATACAGTTCCACTAGGTTTGACGCATGTAATAGCAGCACTAACTGGGATGCCAAGGCGGTCAGCCCACTCAGCATTCGTATTAACTGCGACATTACGTAGATGCTCCAATGTTTTATCCAACCCTGCATTTTTGGATGTCATTAGAGGGTTGTCCATGATGCCTGTCAGAGACACACCAAGTAGGCGTTCCTCTTCTGTGTTACGTTGCCAGTCTTTAGACAAATAGGGAAACTTAGTGTAAGTAGACTGAATCGTACCCAAGATCGTAGCAAGTTTAACCTTACGTTCAATATCTTCAATGCTATCAGTAGCACGAATGATGCACTCGCTAAGGTTGCAAAACTGCGCATTTCGCAAAATTATTTCACTGCAGGGGTTCGTCCCGAAGTCTTTATCTGCTTCACGCCGTCCGTTCTTAGCTGCTTGTTTCTGTGACGCTTGACGGTTGAATACGCCACGCTCACCAGACTTAGACTCTACAAGAGCAGTCCATTCACGCATGAATGTCTCAATGTCAGGCTTCTCAGTGTACGACACAGAGTTGTTAGCTAAAGCACGGTGCGCTGCAGTTTCCCACCACTGTCCTGACTTAGCATGACGCATACGGTCATCTGACAAGTTAGACAGGCTAATCATAGCAGAGCGGCGTACACCACCCACGACAACAATCTGTCCGATGAAGCACATCAAGTCATGACATTCCATGCTAGATAGCTTACGTCCTTGTGCATTCTTGAATGTAGATACAGCAAAGTTAAATAATTCTACTAGGGGTGCAGGGCCAGAAGCGCGTCCACCAAACGTCTTTAGTCGCGCACCCGCAGGGCGTACCTTTGATACATCCCACTTAGGAATCTCACCTGACCAAAGCAATGCTAGTAGTTGACGGAATGCTTTAGCCCAACCTTCTTTGCTGTCCTTGACTACAATAGTTGTTTCGCTTTCAAATAGCTTTTCTGGCACTTCTGGTAGCTTACTGATGTATTGACGCTCTACAGAGAACCCTACACCTGTACCACATAATAGGATAAACATAGCTTCATCAAAACGTGTAGGCTTGTCTACAGCCACGTAAGAACAGTTGTACATACATGTGTTATCACGTGCTGCTGCTGCCCCTGCGGTCATCATAGAACGCATAGATGGCATAATGTCTTGATTGAGGATAGCCTCTTCAATCTCATTGATATAAGTATCATCCCCCGCTACGGGGCGTACAATATTTTCCATATAGCGTGATACTGTTTCATCCCAGTTCTCACGCCCCTTACCATCAAAGTATTTTGCATACCGTGACTTGTGGATAAAGGATTGATAGTCTGTTGGTAGTAGGTTGTTCATCTATTGTCTCCTGAACCTTTTAATTTACCGCGCTTCTGGCGATCATCTAGCTTCTCTATATTCAGTTGCAGCACTTCCTGCAACCCTCGTCCGTAAATATTTGCTAATGCTGTAGCATAAAATACTACGTCACCTAGTTCTTTCATGATCTCTTCATTTTGAAAGCGGTTGCTGTCGCGGATTAACTTCTTAATCTTCTCCGCTACCTCACCTGCCTCACCTACAAGACCAAGTGTATTCTCTACTAAGCGATCTGAACCTGACGTAAGTATCTTCTTCTCTACCCACGCTGAGTACAAATCTGCCCAATCTACTTCGTCACTATCTGTAAAATTCTCATAGTAACCGAAGTTCTCTAAGTCATCTCCACTCAACATTATCGCTCCTTCACTGTTAAGTTCTCTATTTCAATATCGTCAACGTCATACATTACGCTAGTGATCAGATCGTGTACATCTTCCTCGTGATTATCCTCATAGGCAGACAAGAAGTTATTATCCTCCTCTGCCTTCATAACGAATGTTACGCTAAACTTTCTCATTTATGTGTCTCTTTATGTTCTTCTATCAAAGCGCCCAAATACCATTGAGCTTTTTCTAAGTCCTGCAAACCGTTCTTGTCAGGGTATCTCCACAGATACTTCATGACATTGAAGAACAAAGCAGCTTCCCCTCCGGGAAGTCGTTTGCATAGAGCCTTGATGACATTTACAGCTTCGATCTCTCTTAGCTTACCTGCAACCCATGCCCTGATCTGTGTGTAATGCTTAGGCTTGTTTACTGGATCAGTCATGCATTACCCTGTGTCTTTGTCCAAATATTAAAATCAACAACGTTACCACTGTATGCTTCTTTAGCTTCTTGCTCATCTGCTTCTACCTCTGCTTCGGCTTCGGCCCACTTCTCAGGGTACATCTGCTGCAACATACCTGCTTTATATTCATCTAGTACATCTTCAAAGTCAGGGTATTCCTGTATATACATTAGGACAGCAGCCATACTTAAAGCTGCATCCATCATCAGTTGACCTTCTGTCTCATTGTCGCCTACAGATCCACCTATTGCTAAGCCTGTGCGGAAAGACATAAGCTCACCTGCATCGTCATACATAGGCTTTAGTACTATAGCCATTTCATCTTTGCTTAATTCATAACCCATCAGGTTCGCCTTTTTACTTTGACACGTTGCTCTTTCATTCGGCTACCTTTTTCATGTAACCACTCTTCTGGTATCACACGATGCGCCCATTGAAAACCTTTTTGTTCACACCAATCACAATATCTTGACTTAGAACCTTTGTACAGCTTTGCATTAGCGTTGCTAAACACGAAGCGAATATCTAATCTAGGATGTTGTTTCTGAATTTCAACGTGTTTACGGCGATCAGCCGAACTAAATATTCCTTTCGTTTCTATTATGATACCGTTGTCTAGTTCAAAGTCAGGTGTGTAGGTTC